GTATATCCCGCTGTCAAAGTGTCAGAAGCACGGGAAAGATTGTGTGATTGATAATGGACGCGTATTGTCTAATGATTGCTGTGAAATAGCAATGACGGAAATTGACTTGTCGATCATAAAAAATCAATACGACTATGATTTCTTTACCGTCTCGGAGTGCTACGTAGCCGCGCGCGGAAAATTACCGGAAAGTATGCGTAAAACGATGATGTCATTTTTTATCGCAAAAAGCCAGTTGAAAGGAAATCCCGATAAAGTCTATGAATATATGAAATCTAAGAATAAACTAAACAGCACGTTCGGGATGTGTGTAACCGATCTTTTGCAGGACGAATGGGCAATGGATGCTTTTACGGGAGAATGGCATCGGGAAAAAGCAGATGCGGAAAAAGCACTGAAAACGTACTATGATGGAAAAAACAGCTTTTTGCACTATCAATGGGGAATCTATGTTACCGCCCACGCAAGAAAGCAGTTACAAGATATGCTGGACGTGGTTGGAATGGATGCCGTGTACTGCGACACCGATAGTATCAAGTTTTTACATCCGGACGTACACATTCCAGAATTTGAAGCCAAAAACAAAATACTGGAAAAACGTGCGATTGATAATGACATTCCTGCGTTTTGTGACGTTGGTGACAACCGTTATATTCTCGGTGTCTGGGATATGGATGATCTGTACATTCAGTTTAAGACCCTTGGCGCGAAAAAATACTGCGGCGTTGAATGGGACGAAAAAGCGGCGCAATCTGGCAAAGACCCCGTGCGTTTTACGTCTACGGTCGCTGGCATGAATAAGAAACTTGGAGCGGAAAACTTAAAGTGCTGTAATAATTTCCGTCTCTGCCGCCGGATGGAAAATGTCGGACGGACAATCAGTTGCTTTAACAACTCGAAACCCCATTACATCAAAGTCAACGGGGAAGAAATATTAACTGCAAGTAATATAGGAATCCTTGATACCACTTATACCTTAGGTGTATCGAATGAATACTATGAAGTATTGGTAAACTCTCAAGACGGAGTGTTACCGGAATAGGAGACGATATGAGATATTTTGTGTTTTTTATGTTTTTAGTATTATCAACGATCTGGGCGTTACATGAGGAAGAACTCGACCTTTCCATCCTGCTTTTATTTTTGGATATTTTTTTTATTTTCTTATTTTAACTATTGACTTTTTTGGTAGGCAGTGCTATTATAATACTTGTAAGAACAAACAGCCACATAACGAAAGGAGAAAAAATGGTTAGAACAAAAATCGAAAAATTTATCTATTCTGTCATTGACAGAAACATAAAACAGGTGATCGGCTTTTTTGAGTCCACCGTAGAATTAAAATCTCAGAAAGCAAAAGTAAACGCGCTCACTTCCGCAGGCTACGCAGAAGATTCTGTTTGTGTCTTAACCGACACCGTTTCCGCCCGCTACGAAATGCCGGATGAGCAGTTTTTTGCAGAAGCAAAAAGAATGCCGGACGAGCAGTCTTTTGCAGAAGCAAAAAGACTGGACTAAGCGCACAACCGCGGTCTGGAATAGTCCAGATAAGACGTAAACGATCAAAGCAACGCGCCGCGGTTCTGCATAATAACTTAAATCAAAAAAAAGGAGAACGAAATCATGAGCAAAGCTAAAATGAAATTAAACAACGTAACTGTTAAATACGCAAAAGAGGAAGACGGAAAAAGCGTTCTTTCCGCGTCTATCTCTGCCGATCAGCAGAAAGCCATTTTTGAAAAAATCATCGAGGAGTTTGGGGAAGATGCCGCCGCAGAAGCGAAATGGATTCCTGCAAAGGAAACCTCCGAAGCTGGTTTGTACGTGAAAGCGCAGACCAATTACCACGTTGACTTTTACGAGGACGGCGTAGAGAGCGACACCGTTTCGAGTGTTGACGAACTGGGCAAAGGAGCAGTAGTTGACCTGTTCATCTCTATCGGAGAAAGCAAGTTCCGTCGCGACAAGGGATTCACCGCATACCTTTCCGCGGTAAACGTTCATAAGTTCGGTGATACCGAAAAGTTTAACCCATTTATGGAATAAGTAACCATGAACTGGGTACGCGCCCCGACTGGCGGACGGTAACTTGAGTATTTATATTATCTGTAGTTGATTGTTACTATATCTTGTGTGAGATAAATTCCATACGTGTAAAAGAGCTACGTTTTTCCAGCGTAGCTCTTTTTATACCCAGCGAATCTCTGCCTTTCACCGCCGTCCATCCGCAGTCAAAACGTGCGATCATCGTGCGATAAACGTGAGATTGTCTGCGGTTTTGCTGGCGGGGAACTGGCGGTTAACATAGATTATGCGGGACGCGGTGCGCGTGTTGTGGAAATGCTAGAAAGGAGGAAGTGAAACAAAATGTTTCACGTGAAACAATGATTTTTTGGAATGATATCAAATGGGAAAAACTTTTTGCAGATTATGGCGTGAAATTTGAATCGGTATCGGATGATGGCAAGCCGATTCAGTATTACAATCCGATTCGGTTGTTTACGGAGCCGGACGTGGACGGGGAGTTCGCAGGCGTGGCAATTACGTGTTCTAACCGTAGTGCCGGAAAGACAAGTGCGTTCGCCGCGGCGAGTTGTATTTTGTGCAAAGAATATGGTTTGCAGACCGGATGGATTTTCCGGACGAAAGGGGAAATGACGGGAGCGGCGGCGATGTACGAAGATATGCTAAGAATGTATCCTAAATTAGGAAGTGTGATTACCTATAAAAATCTGGACAAAAACGGAAATGTTGTGCGGTATTTTCTGGACGGCGTGCCATTCGGATGCGCGTTTAGTTTTGGAAGTAAGATGGACAGTGTAAAAAAATTGTCTCCGTATTTTCGGGATATCTACTTTTTGTTTTTTGACGAGTTCAGCATGGAAAGCGGACAATACGTAAAAGGGGAATCTGAAAAACTGCAATCGTTGCTATTGACGATTAGCCGCGGAAACGGAAGTCAGTCCCGATGGTTTAAACTGGTGATGGCATCCAATAATATTTCGTTGCTCAATCCCTATTTTGTATTTTTTGGTATCCATAAGAGATACCAGAAAGAAACAAAAATGCTGCATGGGAGCGGTTTTGTGTGTGAGTTTACTCACAATGACAGTGCCAGTAAAGCCATGTGGGAGAATACTGCTTTGAAAGCATTCCGCGGCGGTCACTATATGCAAAGCATGAGTGTTGGAGATCAGATGTTGATTGATGATGCCGTGTTTGTACAAAAGCCGACCGGACGGTCGCGGTATCTGTTCACCATCGAGCATAGTGGAAAAAGTTATGGGGTATATGAGTATTACGAAGAGGGTATATCTATATCACGCACAACTATAACCCGTCTTGTAATTTTGTCGCGGTTTTTCGGGACGGTGATCATACCCAAAACACGGTTATGTTGGAACACTATGATTATTTGTTTGAAAATCTAGTTGACGCATACCGCAAAGCATATTTGCGGTTTGACGATCTAGACAGCAAGAATATGGCGGTTGAGTTACTAGGGATTGATCTTTATAAATAGTTCGTGGGAGACGGACAAATGTACTTGACATACGGATAAAAAAGATGTATCATAAAAATACGGGGAAACCTTTTAAAAGGGGTTGCCACGGTTGAGTAAACCGCCCTGTCCTTGGCAGGTCAAAAGGTTTCCTTGTTTTAATGGACAGGAAGAAAGGAGCAGAAATGGCGAATATCGTTTTTAATATGATTGTCGGAATGATGAAAAAAGAAAATTCCTACCTTGCTTATACGGTCCGTTATAGAGGGGATGAGAAAGACACGTTGATTCTCGTCCCACATGAAAATTATGAATCTCATATCCGTTACTTATGGGATTATTTTTTCATGGATGGCAACTCTTATAACAGTAAATCGCCAATCCGATTCATTCATAACTTTATTATGTGTGATAAAGTTAGTGAGATTGAGGACTGGTTGAAATGGAATGATACGGAGGTGGAAGAATGGATGTGACGATGGTAACACAGTTAATTGGCAGTCTCGGTTTTCCAATCGTTTGTTGCGGCGCGCTTTTTTGGTATCTGGTGAAAGAAAAAGACGCACACAAGGAAGAAATGGAAGAATTACGGAAAAGTGTAGAAGCGAATACAACCGCGATTAATTCGCTTTGTCAGCACTTAGGAGGTGGAAAGAATGAGTAAAATCGAAAACGCAGTTGCATGGGAGGAACAGATCGCCGCCGATGATCGCCACGGTTACTCACAGGTACACCGGAATGGACCTGATTATGATTGTTCATCATTTGTCGGAACGGCACTTGCAAAAGCTGGGTTTTCAGTCAGTCAGTACAGTACCACAAGAAATCTCGGCGAACAGTTGGTAAACGCTGGTTTCGTAAAATGCGGCAAACCGTGGAAACGCGGTGATATCCACCTTGCAGCCGGGCATCATGTAACGATGTCGGTTGACGCGAACCGCATCGTTCACGCCAGCCAGTCCGAAAACGGCGGGATTGATGGTCAGACGGGAGATCAGACCGGAAAAGAAATCTGCGTTCGGTCTTATTATGATCTCCCGTATGAGAATACCGTCCATTATCGGTATGCTGTAAAAAACGAAAAGCCGCAGAAACCTATTGAGAAATGTATCAAGACCGAGTCCGCACGTAGTTTTGACCGGAAAATCGCCGGAGCCTATCATACCAACGATCGTTATAATCTGCGCGTAGGAGCAGGGATGGACAAAACGGTCATTTTGACGTTGCCAGCCGGAACCGGTGTTAGAAACTACGGGTATTATACCGGAGAATGGTATCTTGTGAAAGCTATCGTTAATGGAATTGTCTATACCGGATATGTAGCAAAAGAGGGTCTGACACGTGGCTGATCTGACGCTTGCTTATAACACTTGTATCGAAATTTGTAATGCACCGAACGTTGGTTACTCACAAACTTATCGCGAGGGGAAAACGGTCGGAGGTATTACGTACTATGATTGTTCGTCCCTCATGAGTTATTGTTGTACAGTAGGTGGTTTTTTGGCAAGAAACCCGTGGTTTACAACTCGTAGCATGGATGGGTATCTGATCGGCGCGGGATTCCATAAAGGAACCGCAAACCAGCCTTGGAAAAAAGGCGATATTTTGTGGCGTTCCGGGCATACCGAAATGGTATATGACCCGGCAGACGGCGGCGGATATACCATGGGAGCGCACACAGACAGCTACCCACTGGACAGACAGGTGTCCATCAATACGTTTGTGTCGCCCTATAGTGCCTGGACGTATCTGTACCGATACCCAGTTGAGGTACAAAGCGGAATCAGCCAGTATGTGATTGCCGCCATCTGCGGCAACTTCTGGCAGGAATCAACCATTAATCCGGGTTTGTGGCAGGGTACGATTGTCGGTTCACCCGGTTATGGTTTGGGACAATGGACGGATAACGCCGTCACCGACCGCCGGACGCGGTTGTTCCAATGGTTAGATTCCAACGGGTACAGCCGGGAAGATGGTAACGCGCAGTTAGAATATCTGATTTATGAAAATGTCTGGTATTCGGTCGGAGCCGCTAGTGCTTACGAAAATCTACAAGCGTTTTTGCACAGTGACAGCACCGATCTGAACGCACTGACTTCCGCCTATATGAAAGGATGGGAGGGAATTAGTGACGATGGAACACTTGCGTTCCGGCAGGAAAAAGCACATGCGTGTTTCAATTTTATTTCGGAACACGCGAAAGATTCTGCAATTACCGGATGGATTGTTGGGAATCGGTATTTATCTGATTCCGAACGTTTGAACAACGCGGTGATGGTATATCGGTACTTGTCAACTGGACAACCCGAGCCGCCTGAGCCGCCCCATCCCATGAAACCAAAAAGGCATAAAATGCCTATCTGGATATATCCCAATTTAAAAAGGAGGTTTTAAAATGACACTAGAAGAGTATTGGACAGAAATTGTTGCCGACATTGGAAATATCGAAACGCATGGCGATGCGATTGCCGCCATCAGCGAAAAAATCAAAACCGAAGATACCGACATCGGAGCTCTGATGTCAGAACGTGACGCGCTGGTCGCAGAACGGGACGAACTGAAAGAAAAGTATGATGCCGCCGTTGCTGAAATCAAAAGCCGCTGGTCTGATCTTTCCCACGGCGGAAGTATCACAAAAGTAACCGAGTTTGGCGGAAAAGTGCCGGAAGCAGAAGACACCGCAACAAGTATCAATGATCTTGATATGTCTCAGCTCATCATGAGCGGAAAAGGAGAGTAACAATGGCAAAACTTGACATGACAAATATTAACATGCTGAACGCCGTTCGGCAGACGATGAGTGTTGATTACCGTGACAGAGTTCCTGTGGCAACGCGAGAAAATATTGCCGATATTGCGAAAACATTAACCGACCCTTACAATCCGATGGCGCGGAACGAACTGGTTCCTGCGCTGGTAAATCTGATTGCCAGCCAATCCATCAGTACCGAAGCGTTCCGAAATCCTCTTCGTGTGCTGAACAGTAACGCTATGCCGTATGGAAACGGAGAACAGGAAGTCTACGTAAATTTTGCACAGGGTTACGCGCACGATGCCAATATCAGCATCGAAGATGCGACCGCCATTTATGACAGCTACATTATGGCGCTGTATCATGTAATCAATTTTAATAACGATTATCCGGTAACGATCTGGTTTGAGGATATGCGCGGCGCGTTTCTCGATGATTACGGACTCAGAAGTCTGGTGCAGGCAAAAGTGGAAAGTGTTGTTTCCGCTTGTAATTGGGATGAGTTCACAACTGCAAAAGAACTGATTGCGTCTGCAAAGCGCGCAGGTCAGATTTATCCGGTTCATGTTGATAAAGTTACCGATCAGCAGAGTGCTAATGCCCTGGCGAAACAAATTCAGTCCTATATTGACAAGATTCAGTTCCCGAACCCGCTGTATAATTTCGCTGGCGCGACATCGGCGGCAAAAGAAGATACCATTCTTCTGTTTGTCGACCCAGATACCAAAGCCGCGATGAACGTTGACAGTTATGCAAGCGCGTACAATCTCGACCGGATGATTCCGAAAGCACAGCAGGTTTTAATTGATAACTTTAACGATGCTGATGGTATCGTGGCTGTACTGGTTGACAAACGGTTCTTCAAAATCCGAGAACAGTACCGCATGATGGTACAGGATAACGTTAATCGCGGACTGCGTTGGAACAGTACGTATACAGTAAAAGAGATGTTCTCTTATTCCCTGTTTTATCCGATCATCGTGTTTACGACCGAGACGGTTGATGTTTCTTCCATTACCGCAAGTGACGTGGGACTGGTGAAAGCTGGAACAGATGTCGACTTCGGTGGAAGTTTTTCAGTTATTTCTAAAGGGGTAGCTGATAAAGCGATTGACGTAAAAGTAGAGGGTAACTCTTCTGCCGATACGTTTGTTATTCCGGGCACAACAATTCTTCGAATTGCAAAAGATGAAAAGAATTTGAAACCGAAAGCAACTAAAACAGATAGTGTTAAAGTTGTGATCACCAGTCGTTACGATTCGTCCAAAACAGCAACAATTTATTTCACGACCGATTAAATAAGAGGGTGGAAACATGGATAATTTTATTCCAATGCCGTCACAATCCGATGTGGCGGCAGTTTCCCCGCAAACCACGGTTATTTTAGCTAGTGGAATTGAGTGGGGAAACGATTATGAACACGTAAGATATTATGAAAACGGAAAAGCGGGTTGTCTGGCGCACGTAAAGAAAAAAGCGATTCATACTTTTACACAGTCCGCTCCGGTGAGGTGGGGCGAACTGACGTATAAGGGGAAAGGGAATGAGAGCGAGTTTTTGAAATGTAATTACATTGCTTTCCAGAATAAGCCGTATACGGAAGAGTGGTATTTCGGGTTTGTGACGCGCGTAGAATGGTTGAGTGACGGAAGTTTTAAGATTTATTTCGAACCCGATCGTTTCCAGAACAGTTTTTACGATGTGGTATTACAGCCGTGCTATGTGGAGAGGGAACACGTTGCGAAAGCAGATGACGCAGTCGGGGATAATTTAGTCCCCGAAAATCTGGAAACTGGTGAATACATTGTAAATGGTTCAGCTGGTATGGGTTTCGGATTGATGAACTATTGTCTTGTTGCAAGTGCGGACGAAAACGGGGTTGCATTAGAACCGGAATTAAATCAAAAAATCATGTCTGGTTTGACTTATTTTAACACAGTTAATTTTGATGCCATGAAACAGAAAATACAGGCTTATGCAACAAGCGGAAATGCTGATGCTATTGTAGCTATTTTCCAGGCTCCGCAGTTATGCTTTGAAAATTCCCCACAGGAATTTACAATGCATTTTCCAGAAACACTGGCAGGATACACCCCAAAAAATAAAAAATTATTCCAATATCCTTTTTCGTATTTGATTGTAGATGCACATGACGGTAGCCAGTATATGTATCGACTGGAATATTTCAAAGACCAAAAAATTTCTTTTTATGGACAGGGAGTAAAGTTAAACATTCCGTCCATTTATATCAGTCCGAAAAATTACAAAAACGAACCTACTACTAACACACCCTATGGTTTTGTGTACAGCAATTTCCCGTCCTGCGCGTGGACAAATGACGCGTATCAGGCATGGCTCGCTCAGTCTCAGCCTATATGGGACTACCAGACAAAACAGCAGTATATTGATACAGGAAAAAGCGTTATTTCAACCATTGCAAATGTGTTAAGCGGAAATTTTGGAAAAGCCATCGAAAGCAGTATCGGTCAAACTGTAAGCAATTTTATGTTTGGCGAAAATATTTCTGCGCAGATGGAACAGCACGATTTAATACCGCCAACAGCAAAAGGAAGTGCTACCGGAAGTTATGTGCAAACTGCGCTTTTCAGCAATACAATTGCATTAAAGACGATGTGTGTAACACCGGAAATGGCGAAAGTAATTGACGATTATTTCACGATGTACGGATATGCTACGCATAGAATCAAAGTCCCTAATATCACCGGACGTTCAAAATGGAATTTTGTAAAAACCGTAAATTGCGGATTACATGGCGCGTGTGTCACCGATGATATCAACTTTTTGCAAGCAATGTTTAACAAAGGAGTTACATTCTGGCACACAGACGATGTCGGAAACTATGGTCTTTCCAATGATTAAGGAGGTGATATCATGTATAATAACCCGTATCGGGTGAGTAACAAAGAAGTGTGGGGACAATGGGAAAACAACCCGAATACGTCACAGGAAGAAAAGATGTATTTTCGCCACTTTTTCGACAAGTTCGTAAATTTAGCATTATCACGTTATGAGTATGACGGTTTACCGGATCCGCCGCGGATGCTCAACTCCTATCTGTTATGGAAGGGAATGTGTCTGTTCAAAAAAGAACCAATCACCGGACTTTTCGGCATTTTTGGTGTGAATCTGGTTGGGGAACCGGATATTTACGGCATCCCTACCGATTGGATTGCTTATGCCATGAACGGACAGTATTATGAACAGACGGATAAAGAAGAAAGCGCGTTGATTTTCGCAAGACCTTTTGCCGTGCCAGAAATTCTTAGTATTATTCTTCATGCGCAAAGTTTGGCGGAGAAAAAAGCGTCAACACGGGTTAACGTTATTCAACAGAGGACACCTGTAGTAATCAGCGGGGATAGCACGCAGAAGTTATCCATTGACAATTTTATTCAAAAATGGGTAAAAAACATTCCGTTTATCAAAGCCAAAAACGATCTGCGAAAACAGATTCAAATTGATACGATTGATCTGAAAGTACAGCCAATTTTTAACGAACTTGACACCGCCGCGCAGAGAGAAGTAGCAGAATGTCTAGCTGATCTCGGAATCGAAGCAAGCGGCGTTGAAAAACCGGAACGGTTGGTTTCCGCGGAAACGAGTTACAACGATGGAGAAATCGAGTTGACAAGAAACGGGAATCTGGCTACCATTCAGAGGGGATTAGACGCTATCAATGATATGTATGGTCTTAATATCCATGTACGTTTTAATTCTAAGATGGTAACACCGATTAACCGACCGGATTTTTTTGGCAACAAAGAAGATGATAAGGAGGTGGATAATGTTTCTTGAATATGACTACGGAACCAAAACCCTGACGAATACCATTGAACAGTTGGTCATTGCCGATAACGTCATCCATCCCCTCGAAAAGCAAAACATTGACGGTATGATCGAAAAAGCGGTTGCGTTGGTGTTCAATTTTGATTTTCCTTTCTATGCGGATGCCGATTCCCCGCAATATGCCGCTGTAAAGCTGGCATTCGAAAAAACGTTCTGTTTACAGTATTTTCGAGAACAGATCGGGTTGGAAACGATTGGTGAATTTCAGTATCATCTGAAAAAAATCCTTACGGTTAATATGCCATATTACGAGCAGTTATACAGGAGTATTACTTTTGAGTACGACCCGCTTATCACTCATAAGAGTACGCGAAAAGTAACAAGTACGAAAGACGATACTCGAACAGGTGTGATCTCGGGAGACAGCACGGCGAAAAACACAACGACAGCCGATACAAATAACAATACACAAAATATCCATTCCGACAACCCGCAGATTAATTTCGCCGGAACGAATTATGCATCTACGATGGAACGGGGACAGAATACCATCCATAATAGCGCGGTAAGCAATGGAGAGAATACGACAAAAACCAACAGTAATGACACGTATCATGCAGATAATAATGATACGATTGAAGATGAGGGTTTTGACGGTAGTTACTCATTAGAAGTACAGAGATTCCGAGATACTATCCTTAATCTTAACAAACGTATCTGCGATGATTGCAGAGAATTGTTCTATCAATTTTATTAAGGAGGAATAGCAATGGCAGATAAACCAACGATTCCAGATTTTCCTACGTTGCCAGATTTCGGTCAGATGATTACGCAGGCTTGTGAAGTTGTCGCAAGTGTACGGGGGATTCCGTATGATTTTAACGGGACGTTGAGTCTGGAAAACAAATTTGTTGTTCTGTTTAAAACGGTCAAAGAAATGTTTGACGCGCAGGACGAACTTGTGAAAAGTTATAAGGCGTTATATGATTTTGTCAATCAGTATTTTACCAATCTTGATCTTCAGACAGAAGTCAACAAGAAAATAGAAGAAATGAAAGACAGCGGCGAACTTCTGAATTTATTAAAACCTACTGTAAGCAATGAAGTATCAACATGGTTAACATCTAATATCACGAATCCATCCAATCCGCCGATTGATAAGTCGTTGACGGTAGAAAATGCCGCCGCGGATTCTAAAGTAGTTGGAGAAAGATTATTGAAAGATGGACTTTCATATAGTAAGCAGTTTAGTGATTCTGCATACTATAAGGGTTCCGCAATCAGTAGTAGAACTGATGTAAATGGAACTTCATATATTTCTTTTGATAACTATAATAAGGCAGAAGCAGGCACAGATACTCATTTAATTGGAGTTACGTCTAGATTTACTATTCCAATAGACAATCCAAAAACTGACACACTAGACGTTTATTATTTAGTTGATGCAAGGGATTCCGGAATTAATGGTCAATACTCTCTTTCACTATGGTTATCTAGTGACGTAGATTGGAGTAATTCTAATGTATGCTACGGCGGAAATATTGATTTTAAAAACGGAAAAATCTCTTTGAACAAAATGACACTTCGTAAAGGTGGTTCATCTTCTGACGTTATTAAATCAGCTGTAGTAAGAATTGATAACACTTTACGTGTACCGAACACTGTTAATATCAAATTCATGCTATTCACTGATAGTACACTGTACTACTTATGGGATACTGTTAATTCCAATGAATATACAACTGATATTTGTTTCTGGGGGGATAGCTTGACAGCAGGAGCCGGAGGGTCTGGAACAACTTATCCTAACGTTTGTGTTTCTGAATTAGGAATTACTTCTTTCAAAAATTGTGGAGTTGGCGGAGAAAATGCTAATACCATCGCTTGTAGACAGGGTGGTAATTCACTTATTCTTAAACCAGGCAACGTAAGTGAATATTCTTTATCAGAATTAACAGATATTTACGGAACTCAATGCAACCCATTAAGACAAGGGTCTGGAAGTAATTCGGTTAATCCGATATACATTAACGGCGTGAAATGTACATTGTCAATATCACAAACAAGCACAACTGACCCGAATGCTAAGTACACTATTACGGGATATAATGACAAGTTACTTGCAGAAACACCAGTCAAATTCGCCGGATGCGACATTAAATCTAAAATTACTGTTATTTTTGTTGGACAAAATGGACCATATCTAGCAGAAAGATTAAGCATCATTGACTCAATGATTAGTAAAATTAACGACAAATATATAGTTATGGGTCTTAGCTCAGGAAGCTCTGCTAGTAGAGCAGATGAAGAAGCACAAATGCTTAGTAAGTACGGCGTGCATTATTTTAACACAAGAAATATGCTTAGCAAGTACGGTATGTCTATAATGAATCTCACGCCAACAACCTCAGATGTGAATGAAATGAGCAAAGGAGAAGTACCGTCATCGTTACGTTCAGATTCAATTCATCTTAACGCAAATGGATACACCGCTTTAGGTAAAATGATTGCACAAAAAATCCGTGCTTGTGGATACGTATAAAGCCTTTCTATCATAAACTATTCAATTTACACACATAATCACTCCCGCACCGTGTCCGCCACCCACGGACACTTTACCGGACTAAAGTGAGTCCCCGTTTCCGAAG